TTTTCTGTTGTACTCATAACTACATCCTTTTATCCTAGGGGTCGTTGTCCGATGTGAGAGCGCGTATGACCTAACGAAATTACGTATTTAATTTTTCTCTACTAGAGCGAAAAATTCAGCCTAAACTGTTATTTTTCGTATTCATCTGGGACTCGACGCTGAGGCAACATTGTGCCGTAAGCTTCGGTAACTAACTTGTTTCTTAAGTCAGCTTCACCCATATTTGCTTCTATTAGAGCTTGGTCTATCACTGGCTTAACAGGAGCAGGTTGAACAGCATCAGCGCTAGAAGCACCGCCGCCGCCAGGTCCAGGAGGAGCACCCATAGGTGCACCGCCAGTTCCTACCAATGAGCCTGTTAATTCAGCAATTTCAGTTTCGATTTGCGTCTGTAGAAGTTTGAGAGCGCCATCTGCTGTCGCATCATCAAGAAGTTCTTGACGTATTTCGTTGAGTTTCTCAGCAGGGAATTCCTCACCAAGTACTCGCAAAGCACCTTCTTTAGACTCAAGTCCAAGAGATAGAAGGGTTTGAATTTCATTAAGGGCAATTAATTTATCTAGAGGCAGTGGTTGTGGGAACTGCACGTAAGAACGGTAGGTAAGTGGGTCGTTAGGGTCTAGACGGTCTAACTGGCCCTTCTTTAACTTAACATCAGTTGTTGGGTCCCAAGTAAATGTTTCTGGTTCTTTGACTGCAAGACTTATAAGGACGAGCTCATTAACGCGCTCTAATCCGTGTGCGTATTGAATAACCTTCTGGTGATAACGATTCATCAATGGTTGGAATTGGATAGAGAGTGCTACACCAGAAGTATTTGAAATTGGTTGTGCTTGACCTAATGCAGTTTCTGGAACGCCAATCATTTCGTGCATTGCTTTCTTAAGCATTGCAAGATATTCCATAGCTCCTTTTAGTCCTTGTGAACCACCCTCAAGATTCTCGACTCTGGCATCCTTTGGAAGTCCACCCCATACTTTATTTGCCCCCTTTTCAAGTTGGGAAGCCTTCGCTCCAATGATGACTGTAACTGGCGCAGCATGGTAATTAACAATGTCGGCAATATCAGTAGCAGTTTCGTTGTAAGTGCGGTTAATGTTAATAATATCGTTGCAATCGCTGAGACCCCAAGGGCTACCAGAAATACGAACGTTCGGAATATGGATAACAGGAATAGTGCCAAGCGGATTAGGACGTGAGTCAATAAGCTCATCATTAATGTATTCCTCAATCATGTCATCCGTCAAGATTTCTGTGTAAGTAAATACTTGACGAGTACCTTCTAGTGATGTTCCCCAGAAGCGGTACTTAAGCTTAAAACGAATCAAGCGTTCGCGGTCGTGGGGGTGAAATTCTGGAAATGCAAAAGAAGAGTTCAGGGGAAGAATACGAACTCGTCCTGGATGTGCACGTCCTACGCTATCTACATAGGCTTCTTCATAAGCAACTTTGATAAAACAATCGCCTGATACTGAGCCTTGTTGACCAATCTCCCAAAGCACTGTGGCTTTGTTGTTATCTACTTCCCATACTCTTTCAAGTAGTTCAGGAACAATAGCTTCCGTTTCTTTTGGGGAACGGAAGGAGACCCCTTTGCCGAAAGTAAAGTTAATTACGAAATCAGTAAAGGCGCGATAATAGTTAATCGCTATTTGAGATTCGCCTGTTTGACGGCGGTAAGAATAATGATGGCCCAGATACATAGCCCAGTTAAGGCTATAACGGTTTAGGCGAGGACCATGAACTTCAAACTCTTCATCAGCTAGCTCTACTAAGCCTAATGGAGAAATTGAGATTGTTAAATCGCTTGACGCCGCCCGATAACTCGGAGGTGAAAAGTCAATTGAACTCACTTACTTCCCTCCCAATACGTGTGGGTAAACAATAACATAAAAGTCGATAAATCTGTAAATCAGTTTAGTAATGGCGGCTTTCACCAAGAGTAGTGTTTCTACCTACTGGTTTAGTCACTTTTTTCTTTTGTTCTTCTTTTTTTTTCTCTTGCGCTTCGTGAGCATAGTCGCGGAATCTTGGGTCTACTTGACCCTTATTCTTTACGAATTGACCGCCTAATTGGGTATAACGAGTGTGCACCCAGTGGGCTGCGGCAGGAGATGGGTATTTAGGAAACTTAGTCCGTGCTTGCATAGTAATCATGTTCCAAAGTTTTGGATTCGCAGGTGTTTGCTCTGGCGATTCCTTTACTTCTTTACCTCGAATGAGGGCCACAATTACTCCTTAAAGATAGGTACCGTCCCCTGCTTATCTACTGAAGACTTACGGGGACGGACAGCTATTTAGTTTTTAGTCGTTTACGACTGATGGGTTAAGACGTTGTTGGTGTGAACCGTTGCGGATTACTTCTTCGATGCGGTTATCACCGTGGTCTGCAAAAGCGCCATTAGCAAACTCTGTAAGAGTATCTGGTGCTTCTACCCAAGCTGCTGAACCAACGTGAGCACGCTCGCGCATTGTCTCTTCTGCTGGCTTTTCAAAAACATTTGCATTACGGTTTGGACGACCTGCTGCAGGAACATATCCTTGCATAGCGCCCTTTGTGAATTCTGCTGGGACATCTGTATCTGTTGCGATACCTTCTTCAAAGCGAAGTGGTCCACGTTGTCCTGGAGTTGCAGGTGACATTTTACGGTCGTAGTTATTACCTGGACGCTCTGGGAATTTAGGTGATGGTGCAATTGTCATTTAAGACTCCTTATGATGTAGGGAAAAGGCCTTTTTCCTGATAGATAGTTTCTCGCTTTATCGAGACAAAATGTGCCTAAAGCCTAAACTTTTTATCTGAAGAAAACATTAGAGGAAACTTCAACTGTAGGCATTGTTAAATCCATAGTTAAAGAAACCGCTATAGCCAAGCTATCTGCATAATCGTCGTGGGCGTGAGCTTCATCAGGCGCATGGGCTAAGAAATTTGGGCCTTGAAATTTAGTCTCTAGGTCAGACATTTGCTGATAGAAACGCTTCCAAGTACGAAGTCTGCGGGTCTTAGCGTGAGCGGGCCACCCAACCATACGACGGTCAATCAAGGCTTTAAGGTGCTTCCAACGCTTTGATTGTTCTGATTGGCTACTGCCAATAGAATGAACCTCGGCTCTTGGAAGAAGTATTTTAAGGCGTTGAGCTACTGCGTCACCCACACCATTTGCATCAACTCCTACCGCTAGTACATCGTAACTAGATAAGAATTGAACAATTTGAAAATACTGGTCTTCCCAATCATCACCCTGTAGTTCTAACCAATTAAGGATTCTATGGTCAAAATAACCAAACTCATCTGGTCTATCCCAGTCAACCCACACAACGGTAACAACCGTGGAGTCAATTTTACGAGCAGGGTCAATACCAACTACAACAGGTGAGCGGTGCCACGCTTTAACTGTTTCTTGAGAGGTGTCGCCTAGTTCATCAAGTATGTTGGATGTAACGAACATACCTCTATCAAGTAACCATTTACAGTTGTATGACATCTGAAACTCATCTGAGTCTTCGCCAATGCGAAGCATTTCTTTCTTAATGTACTTTCCGTAGTTAGGGCTAACTTTAGATACATCTCTATAATCCCATTGGAAGTGGTTCTGACGACCACGAGCTGTCTGACGACGTTTGTTAAGTTGAATAGCGCGATAAAAGTTATTTTTGTGCGTGGTAGGAGTTCCAGTTTTAATCATAGTTCCGTTGTATGCAGCAAGCATAGGAGAAATAGATTTGGATACTACAAAATCGTCTGCCTCTTGACACTCATCTATAACAATCAAATGAAAAGACTTAGATTCAATTTTTGCACGAGGGTTAGCAGTCATCATCATAAGGCTACTGCCTGAGTTTTTAAGTTTGATTTGACGTGTAACGCCCGCTACTTTTCCAATGCTGTCATCAATTTCTGGGTCGCCTAGAATCTCTAAAGCACGAGCTGAAGTAAGCCTGTTGATTGTACGACCAAAGAGAGTTTCTACTTGTGTTTCAACAGGGGCAAACATACCTACCCATAGACCGTGTTTAAATTTGCCTAAAAGGTCTGGGTACATCTTGGCTAAGCGTGGAAGCAATACCATGAGAGTAGCCACAGTATTAGCGATAGTTTCTGATTTACCTGACTGACGAGAAGCAAGGGCGGTAATTTCTTCGCCATCATTTATGATTACAGATTCAATAANACGTCTAGCCAAGGGCATTTGATAAGGGCGTANAGCGTGGTCATCTCCAGGCTCAACACCTACAAGCGCATCCATAAAAGTAATGGTGCGGTCTACAATTTTATTTACAAATTCTTTAGAAAGTTCGTCTAGCTCTTCTTCTACAAACAGCTCTTCTTCTAAGGCGTCTAGTTCTTCGTCTTCATCAAAAAATTCTTGTTCACTCATAGTTACCTTAGTTTAGTAGAAAGCGGAAAGCCTGGGTTTTTATACCCAGGCCAACCGTTGCCACACGGGGAGAAGGAAGAGGCAAGGATTAGCATACACCAATTGTCGATAAATCTGTAAATCAGTTTATATGGTAGCCCTACGTTTTAATTCATCTACTACTGCATGCAAAGCTTCTGCTCCAGTAAGGGCTTCTTCTAAGTACACTTTTTCTCTTGATTTGGCATATAAAGACATACAACGACCTATTTCGTATAAAGATTGGTCAATCCACATCTCAAGTTCGGATGTAGGGATTCTAGATACCCTTTTAGATACTTTTTCAGAAAACGGCTTAGTCCATACTTCTTTCTTATTAAACATTACCACTCCCTAAATTCTTCAGGCTCTAGCTCCATGCTCCTAAGACCAATAGCAGCGGCTAATAAATCTTCAGCATCTTCTTCTAAAATGTGCCTGTTGGCTTTATTCCAAACGCCCAAAACAAACCCAGGATGAGTAAAAGGAAGTCTAAATACTAAACAAGATTTGCTTTTACGGTAGGGAAATTCAGTTTCTTGAGTCCAACCTTTTTCTATAATAGGCAGGGCTTTGCGATGATAGTACTGAATAACATCTGCGTATAGTGGTCCGATGGATTTCATTATGAGTTAAATAGTACCCTAGTTTCTGCAGTCATTTCATTTGGGTCAAATGGGCCCATATCATCATGCTGGTCTAAGCCAGAAGCAGATAAATACCTACCAGTAGAATTACTGGCCTTTAGGTCATTCCACATCTCTATTGGGATATCGTTGTACTCCCACCAAGTTCCATCACGAAATCTAACTACTAACTTCTGTGCTTCACGACTATAGGCAAGTTTTAGCGCCCTAGGACGTTTAGGGTTAATTGTAGGAGCCGTCATATTTTGATAGGTAGGCTCAGGCTCACGTGTATCTGATACCTCAAAGTCTTCGTAAACCTTTTCACGCGCACGCATCGCAAGGTTAAGCTTTTGGTTAGCAACGTCAGCTGAGTTTAAAAAGTAGTTGTCTCTTTTACTACCTCTAGGCATAGTTACTCACAGACATGATTTTCTGTCTCATTCTCCATAACCCTAGCAAAACAAGTTCCGCATCGTAATACCTTAGGAGGGTTGTAGTTATTTTGAACAGTACCACCTGGGGCAAAATCTCCACCATCTTCAGCATACGAAGGGTCGTAATCAGAAACGATTACAGACTCACGAAACAATTCTCTAGGAAATGGTCCTTGTGGGTTTTGTACTTTATCTGGTACTGGATGAACTTGAACCGCCTGATGGCGGGTTACCTTCATTCTGGACTCTTAGCTGTTTTCTTCTTTACTGGCTTAGGCTCTTCAACCACAGGTTCAACAAGAGGGAAGTGACCAGCAGAAGCACGCTCACGTAGCCACATAGGTAAACAGACAGCACAATAGTTTACAGAACTAACTCCTGGGTCAGCAGTTGTGTAATCTGCCTTACTTTCGCAATTTGCACATTTAACCATAGGCACTCCTTGATAGGTTCTAATAATACCCTATGAAATGCCAAAGGCAGGGGCGTTAACCCCTGCCTAAGACTAGGTACTACTTTGCTGCGCCGATGCCGTAAGACTTATCTTTTGGATTAAGAGCTTTAGCTAGCGGGCCAACAAGACCTGCGATAAAAGCATTTAGTAAGGTTTTCGGGTCTGTGATGCCGCTCATATATAGAGCAGCTACTGCTGCACCTGCAGCGCGTAGGTATGTGGCGCCCATTGACTTCAGAACTGTTAAGTCCATAATCTCCTTCTTTCTTGCGGAATCTCCGCTAGATAAGACTATCAGATTATTCTCTGTCCTCAATGTGTTGCTCGAAACGACCTTCAAGTTTTGCTACCTTCTCCCCGATAACAACTTGATTGGCGCGTAAATCTTTAAGCATTGGGATTATTTCTAAGCTAATCTTGTCATTTAGGCTTGAACCACCATTTGGCTTTAGTTCAGATAAAAAGTTTTTCATCCAAGAACGCATAATCCAAGAGCCTACGATACCGATAAAAGCCGCTGTTGCGGTAAATCCTGCGAGCGTAGTCGCCCAGTCTGATAATGTCATATCAACCATTCTTCTATAATAATTTTAATATAAAGAATAGTTGTCCGTATAAAAATCACGTATTTATATGTCTATTTATACAGTATTTACGGCGTGTTTGTACTCATATAAATAAAGTTCTTGTTCAACTTGACTCACCTTGTATCGCATGTGCTACCTTAGAGTCTGACGGAGCCACTAGCGATAGTGGCTTTTGCCAACTGAGAGGAGCAGAAATGCTTAATATCAGAATTAGCTTCACAGTTAATTTGAAGAAGGTAGGAGCAGGGTTACTGGCAGGGTTGATATTCGCTTCCCATCTAGTTACTCCAGCTCAAGCACTTCCTGCAAAGCCAGAGAAATCAGTGACAGTTTCTCTGACATACATGAAGGTAACTACTACCAAGACAGAAGCTGCGAAAGCCGTGGCTAGCCCAGACGTCAAGTACTTTGACGCCGAGGCACTTACATTTCTAACTACATACTCCCAAGGATGGACTATGAGTGAGTGGAAATGTCTACGACAAATCTGGCAACATGAGAGCCATTTCAATCCCAAAGCTAGAAATATGAGTTCTGGCGCATTTGGAATTGCACAGTTCTTGCCATCTACCTGGGGAAACTATAAGGTAGCAAAAACAGCAGAAGCAAAATTACAAATTAAATATGGACTACGCTACATCAAAATGAGATACGGGAGCATTAATGAGCCAACAGGCGCATGTGGAGCATGGAAGTTTTGGCAAAAGAATAATTGGTATTGAGTTAGCAAAGGCGCCATATTTTGACGGCACACAGCCTTGCGCTCAAACAGACCCAGAAATTTTCTTCCCCGAATCTGCGTCTGAATCAGTTAAAGTTAAAAAAATTGTAAAACAGATGTGTAGCAGTTGTGAGTTTCAACTGCCGTGTTTGGACTATGCACTAAACAACGATGTGATGGGAATATGGGGCGGTATGCTCGATTCCGAACGGAGAAGTATTAAACGCAGAAATAAATTATCTGCATAAAGCAAAAAGCCCCTAATTGCTCAGGGGCTTTTTTGTTTGTTTTGGGTTTATGAAGCTGCTGCCCAAGGTGTGATTGTAATTGCTGAGCCTGCTGCCACTGATGCGGCGCCTGCAGCACGTGATTGTG